GATGGAATAATCAGTTATATGATATGCCATACATTGCACGACGTATGGATAGGATTCTGGGTGAAAAGTTAATGAAACGTTTGTCTCCTTGGGGACTTGTGACTGAATCCGAAGTATTCATTGCTGGTCGTAAACAGATTGTTTATGATATTGGTGGAGTGACTCAACTGGATTATCTTGAGTTGTATAAGAAATTCACTTACACAAACCAGGAATCTTATCGTCTTGACCACATTGCCAATGTAGAACTGGGGCAGAATAAATTAGATCACTCTGAGTTTGATACTTTTAAGGATTTCTACACCAAAGGTTGGCAGAAGTTTGTAGAATACAACATCATTGACGTAGAACTTGTTGACCGATTGGAAGACAAGATGAAACTCATTGAACTTGCACTTACGATGGCATATGACGCCAAAGTGAATTATGCAGATGTATTTTTTCAGGTTCGTATGTGGGATACGATTATCTACAACTATCTTAAGAGTCAAGATATTGTAATTCCTCCAAAGGAAAGAACTGATAAAGATTCCAAGTATGCTGGTGCTTATGTAAAGGAACCTATTCCTGGTGTGTATGATTGGGTAGTGAACTTTGACCTTAACTCACTGTATCCTCACCTGATTATGCAATACGCAATATCCCCAGAAACACTTGTTGAAAAGCACGAACTTAATAATCGTATTGCTGAATTGGAGAAAATGTTGTAGAATATCCTCATCTTATAAATAATAATGTGTGGATATAATAAAATAAATGCAACCAAAATTCAACATAACTAAAGAACAACTACACCAACTTTATATTCTTGAAAACAAAAGTCGTAAAGAGTGTGCTGATTTTTTTGGATGCTCTGACCCTCTTATTAAACAAAAAATACGAAAGTATGGACTCCAAAAACCTAAACATTTGGAGAATAAAAATAAAGAGAGAAAGGAAACTCTTTACTGTGAAAATTGTAGTTCTCCATTTATCGTAAGTAGATTTAGGGCAATAAGTGAAAAATGGAAACTTCGTTTTTGTTCTCATTCTTGCTCTACTAAATTTAGATATTTGGGTGAAGAACATAAGAGGGCAGTTTTGAACTCTGTTGCTGCTCGTAGAAGATGTAGGATAAGAGATGCTTTTGATGAAACTGCAAATCAGCAAAAAATAAATGAAATTTATTGTGAAGCAAAACGATTAACAGAAGAGACCAGTGTTCCTCACGAAGTAGACCACATTATTCCAATTTCAAAAGGGGGGAAGCATCATGAAAACAACTTGCAGATTATTACTATGAGTGAAAACCGCAAAAAACATACTAAAATTATGGAGAATTGAAATGTGGAAAGATGTTCGTAAAATGTCCCGTGAGGAAATTGTAGAAGAACTGGAGGCACTTAAACAGGTAAGGGAACTTACTACAAAGGTGAGTGTAGACAAACTTCTAAACCAAGAGTTGGATTTAACACCACTAACAAAAGTAAATCTCACTATGACTGCGAATGGAGCACTCTACCGCAGGGTAAAGGGATTTCTTCCCGAACTGATGGAAAAGATCTATAAAGATCGCACCATCTATAAGAAGAAAATGATTGCGGCAAAACAGGAATATGAAAAGAAAAAGACAAAAGCACTGGAAAAGGAGATTGCACGGTGTAACAACATCCAAATGGCAAGGAAGATTCAACTTAATAGTGCTTATGGTGCTATTGGTAATCAGTACTTCCGTTATTTTAAACTAGCAAATGCGGAGGCAATCACTCTTTCGGGGCAAGTTTCAATTCGTTGGATCGAAGACAAAATTAACAAATACCTAAACAAAGTTCTCAAAACAAATGATGTTGACTATGTTATTGCTTCTGATACCGATTCCATTTATCTTAATATGGGTCCTCTGGTTGAAACTGTATACAAGGGAAGAGAGAAAACTACTGAAAGCGTTGTCTCGTTCCTTGATAAGGTCGCTCAGGTGGAACTTGAAAAACATATTGAAGGTTGCTACCAAGAACTGGCGGACTATGTGAATGCCTACGACCAGAAGATGCAGATGAAGCGAGAGAATATTGCTGATCGTGGAATCTGGACTGCCAAGAAACGTTATATCCTAAATGTCTGGGATAGTGAAGGTGTTCGTTATGAACAACCTAAACTGAAGATGATGGGTATTGAGGCAGTTAAATCTTCTACTCCTGCACCTTGCCGCCAGATGATTAAGGATGGGTTAAAACTGATGATGAGTGGAACCGAAGAACAGGTGATTGAGTTTATTGATAAGTGTCGCACTGAGTTCAAAAAACTTCCACCGGAGCAGATTGCCTTTCCTCGCACAGCATCTGATGTTCGCAAATATCGCTCTCATTCGGACATTTATGCTAAGGGAACTCCCATTCACGTTCGAGGAGCACTTCTCTTCAATCATTATATTAAGGAGAAGAATCTTACAAATAAATATTCACTTATTGGTAATGGTGAGAAAGTTAAATTTATCTACCTTAAAAAACCAAATATTATTCGAGAGAATATTATCTCCTTTATTCAAGACTTTCCCACAGAACTCGGTCTTGACAAATACATTGACTATGAACTACAATTTGAAAAGAGTTTTCTTGAACCATTGAAATCTATCCTTGACGCAATAGGGTGGTCTGTAGAAAAAACTGTAAACCTTGAACTATTCTTCTCTTAATGGAATTGCCTATTAATGTTAATGAACTTGATCTAATTGTAAAGTCACTTGGATTTGGTGGAAATGCTGCTCTTTATCATAAACTCAAACTGGTGAGAGATTTGATAAATGAAAATCAAGACTATAAAAAAATACTTCGTGAACAATACGGGATGGTAATTTGATGGACTTTTTAAAAGATATTGTAAAGGAGATTGGTGGAGAATACACACAACTTGCATCAGATATTGACGAGACTGAAACTTTTGTGGACACAGGTTCGTACATATTTAATGCTCTTGTCAGTGGTAGTATCTTTGGTGGCGTATCTGGTAATAAAATTACTGCAATCGCAGGTGAAACGAGTACAGGAAAAACTTTCTTTAGTTTGGCTGTGGTTAAGAATTTCCTTGATAATAATCCTACTGGATACTGCCTGTATTTTGATACTGAAGCTGCAATCACCAGATCCTTACTGGAGAGCAGAGGCATTGACACAACTAGATTGGTTGTTGTCAATGTGGTTACAGTTGAAGAGTTTCGTGGTAAGGCACTGAAGGCAGTTGACCTGTATATGAAGAAACCAGAAGGGGATCGTAATCCTTGTATGTTTGTGCTAGACTCTCTTGGTATGCTTTCTACCAGTAAGGAGATTAATGATGCTCTGAATGATAAGGAAGTTAGGGATATGACCAAATCCCAACTGATTAAAGGTGCATTCAGAATGCTTACTCTGAAACTTGGTCAAGCAAGCATTCCGATGATTGTAACCAATCACATATATCAAGTTATTGGTTCTTATGTTCCTACTCAAGAAATGGGGGGAGGATCTGGACTTAAGTATGCTGCTTCTACCATTATTCATTTAGGCAAAAAGAAAGAAAAGGATGGAACAGAAGTCATTGGAAACATCATTAAAGCAAAAAGCATCAAGTCTAGATTGAGTAAAGAAAATCAAGATGTTGAGATTCGTCTTTATTATGATGAACGTGGTCTTGATAAGTACTATGGTCTTCTTGAACTTGGTGAGATTGGTGGACTCTGGAAAAATGTTGCCGGACGTTATGAAATGGATGGGAAAAAAATATATGGAAAGGAGATATTAAAAAATCCAGAACAATATTTTACACCTCAAGTATTACAAGCACTTGATGAAATTGCTAGGCAAAAATTTTCTTATGGAAAATAATATAAATAAGTATGGTTACTAACCATACACAAATGTTTATAGATACGCACCATATAATACCAAAATCTGAAGGTGGAACTGATGACTCAAAAAATCTTGTTAAACTCCCAAGAAGATTGCATCAAGAAGTTCATCATCGTAGGTGGTTAGTTGGTGGATCTATTAATGATTTGTATGCTTTCCAAATATTAGGTGGAAATCTATCAGATGATGAATTGAAAAAAATTTATGAAGATCAAGTTTATAGATGTAAGAGGGATCAAACTAAATTGACTGAATCTAGAATAAATTCTGATAAATGGAAACAATCACATCAAAATGATGAATATAAACAAAAGAAAAGAGAACAGAGTATTTTATTAAATAAACTTGGAAAAATTAATTCTAAAGAATCATCAAAACTTATAAGCGAAAAGAAAAAATCGGTAAAAAATTACAATTCAAAATTAATTTCAGTTTATGGTAAAATATGGGAAGATGCTTCCAAATGTGTGAGGGATGGTGGTTCTAATGGATTAAGTTTAAGACAATTGAGATATAGAGCAAATGAAATTAATTATCCTGATGTATTTTATGTGGGGAAAGTTTAGTTATGGTAGTTGAACTAAATGAT